AGCACGTGCCTGAGCAACTGCCACATCAACTGCGTGTGCAATCATCCTATCCACTTCCTCTTTGGTATAGGTATATTTCTTGATGGTTTCTTCAGTCATGTATATATTGTAGCATTACATGTAATATTCGTCTAGTACGTCGAGTGTCTTATTTAGATACTCATTAGCACCAGTGCATTCCCACCTACCTTTCTCTCCTATCTCACACTTATAGTGTAATTCTCGTTTTAATTGCATAAGTTTTGAAGTCATCTCTACTTTGCTTAGCCTACCGTTCATGGCTATACCTATTCTACATGAATATTTAGGTATACTAGCATAAAAAAAGAGACCCCGCAGGGTCTCTTGGTGTGTATATCGTGATACGATTTACATTAGGTTTGTTACCTTGACCCTTCTGTAGTAGCGGTTAGCATTAGCTGTGAGAGCACCTACACCTTGTGTAAGACCTTCAGCAAATGGGTTAGCAACCATTCCGTAACGAGTTTTAAACCCGATTTTTGGTTGGAAGGTGTCCTGACCTACGGCTCTGACCATTTGTAGAGGCACGTAAGGGCAGTAGAATAATCCAGCATCGTATGCAGATGATCCTTTGTATCCAGAAACATAGAAGTGATTGTCACTTACGTTTGCAGAGTAAGGGTCAACATAGACCTTGATTCTTCCGTTAAGAGTTCCAACTAGAGTAGATGAGTTGTCATCAACTTGTCCTAGTCCACCTACAGCACCGTTGATGCCTGATGAATAGTCAAGGACTCCAGCCATTGAGAGAGCAGATGCTACATCAGCAGAGCAGATGAGAATGTTGCCCTTCCCACGACGAGTTTCATGCCCGATGGCATTCATATCTCTTTCGATCTGGAAGAGTAATCCTTTGAATTTCTCAACTGACCATCTACCATTACTATCAACGTCAAGGTCGAAAGTACCAGCAGTAGCTGTATTGTTTTGAGCACCAGGTCTAGCGATCTTGTAAACAGTTCTAACAACTTCCCTGTTGATTTCAGCAAGGACTTCTGTTGATAGGATGTTTGCAAGCTCAGACTCAGCGTCCAATCCATGCACAGCCTTAAGGTCTTGAGCAAGCTCTAAACTGTACTCAGCTTTCAAAGCACGTGACTTAGCAGTAACAGTAACCTTCTCAATCGAGAATCCCATCTCGTTGAAGTGGTTGTTAGCTGCGTCGCCTAATGCTTCAGACTGAGCAGTAGTCATACCCTGACCACCGATGGTGTAGTTTCCAGCACCGTCAGCAAGTAGACCTGGGTTTGATCCAGTCTGAGTATTAGATGCTAAACCATTAGCACTGTTCTCAGATGAATGCTCAGAGTCAACTTCGTTGAAGAATGTCTCAACTGCACTGTTGTTGATGTCTCTGTTTGTACCCTTCGTGGATCTCATCGCAAAGATAAGTCCAGTAGGACCTGTCATTGGTTGAACTCCGCATATGTCATAAGCAATAAGCTTAGGCATACTACGACGGATAAGTGAAATAAGAACTGGGTCGAAACCTGCAACAGGACCTGTAGCTGTGCTACCGCCTGAATATCCAGTACCACCAAGTGAGTTGGTAGGTGCTGCTTCAGTTACGAGACCACGCTCTTCTTTCAGAAATTTTTCTTGGTTTTCCAAGAGGACTGAGGTAACCGCTTTTCTATAGGTATCCTTAATAGGATCGAGCTCTGAATGCTCAAGAATAGGGTTCCACTTCTCTTGGAGTGATTCTGCGTTAAACATTAGTTAACTAACTCCGAATTTTTTTTGAATGTGGATTATTTGTTTGCCCATCTAGCAATAGCCTGTGAATATGCATCCATAGAACTACCTGCTTCGGGAGCGTTTTCTACTTGGACATCCTCAGAGACCGTAGTCTTCTCAGGCTTTGTAGAAAAGTAGGATTCACGTAAAGTAGATACCTTTGCTTTAAAAGCATCTTCATTTTCAAACTCAACAGCTTCTGCGAGAGAAACAAGTTTCTCCTTTTGAGAGAGACTTAAGCCCTCTGCAATCTCTGTCACAATCCCATTCTTAATATAGCCGCCAACTGCCTTAGACAGTCCAACGTTTTCTTCAATTGATTCGTTGAGTTTCGATTCCATAGTATTGAGTTGCTCTTGTAGACCATCTACAAGGTCAACTTTTTCGTCGGGAAGATCAATGTAATTCTCGACAAAAACTTGTTTGAGACCAGCAAGAACTTGCTCTCCCATCTCTGCCTTAATACCGCTTTCAACTTGGAGAGAATTCTTCTTCATCCAAGATTCAACAGCATAGGTAAGATAGTCGTCAACTTTCTCAGCGAGTTCAGTTTTAACTGTCTCAATTTCTGTGTCTAGTGCCTTTGCATAGTCTTCATGCATTCGGTCTAGTTCTTCGTTTAGCTTAGAAACTACCGCAGCTTCAAAGATAGTCTTTGCTTTCTCTTTGAATTCTTCTGATAGGTTCTCACCTTCAGTAAGTGCAGCAACGTCAGCAGATAAATCTACTTCTATGACGCTTTCTTCAGCAGGGGTTTCAGCAATCACGTCGCCTTCTGGCTCGTGTCCTGCTTTGACATCACCCTTGTCACTAAACGTTTGAGTAGATGCGGAAGCATCACTTGGTTTAGTTGTAGGTGCTTGGGCATTTCCACCAGCGATAGTTTTATACTTGTTACTATCGTCATCTGGTTTAGAATTGAAAGGTGTAGGTCCACCTAAATCTTGTACTCCACCGAGACTACTACCATCTGCTCCAAGTTTACCTTGGGGTTCTGCTGGTTTTGCTCCTGCGGTTACACTTGATTCATCCAGAGTTTTAGTATTCTCTTCTGACATTGTAGTCTCCGTTGCGACAAATTGCGATTGCTTTTATTATTTAGACAACCAGGCATTTACAATTGCTGTAAATACTGATTAAATGCGGAAAGTTTTACCTCTTCCATTTGATTTAGCGCAGCATTATCAATTCTTTTCTTGATTTGCTCCACTGTTTGCTCCTGAATTGCCCCACTATTGTAGATCCATTCCTTTCCTTCCATGATTCCATTGACAAAAGCATCTGGTGCGGAAGGGTCTGCTACTATATCAGCAGCAGTTGCGAGCATAAAGTCATCCATGACAACTTTAACACCATCTCTTTCTCTTATAGTACCAAGTCCACGGGATGAAACTCCCAACTTGACACCCTCATCAATGAGATTCTTGGCAATGTTACCCATTGGTGTATCCAATAGTCTTGCCTTACCAACATAATTAGTACCCTCTTGCTTAAGAGAGGTGATAAGATGTGACACTCTATCTAGGTTGATAGTAGGACCATCGGGATGACCCAATTCTCCTAGTGCACGTCCTTTCTCAATATACTTTTGATTGTAACTTGCAGCTTCTCTTTGTAAGGTAGCTAATGGATACATCCGACCATTACGGTTCTTGATCTCACCTTGCAAGAATACACCTTCAATAAAATGGTTTTTCTTACCATTCTTACCTTCAGTGATAGTTACTTTGGCGGTCTCAATCTCTTCCCTGATCAGTTTCATCTTTAGGTTCCTCGGTTTCTGTTTCAGTTGAAGCTTCAGGTGGTTCAGCATCCGCAGGTTGCTCGGTGTTTTCAGGACCGTCTTCCTGTGGTTTAAATAAAACCTTCCCCATCTCTTGCTTCTTAGCGTCAATTGCTTCGACTGATTTTGCGTTCATACCCTGAACAACATAATCGGACAGATCTTTCTGTCCTGCAAAAAGAGCATTTACTATATCTCTTGCGACATCAGTAGGCATAATAATTCATTAACTATAATATTATTTAGATGTTTCCTTTTTTGTAGTCCGCATCACTGATACCTGCTTCCGCAGGATCAGGTTCTGGAGGCATCAAAGACATTTCCATTTGAGCAACTTCTAGTTTCTGCATCTCTACAGGATCAACAAGTCTACCCTCTGAAATCTCAGTCTCCATCTGACTTCCTATCTCATTAAACTCTTCATCTGTCTGACGTAATATCTGACGACGCATGTATTCAAGTGAGAAATATTTACCACAGAAAGGATCCATTTGAGCGATGAGAGCCATGCGCTCATTCATGATCTCTTGCTCTTTTAACTCAGCAAAGTAGTTATCAGCAACGAAATCATATTGAATATGCTCCTTTGCTTCATCCCACTCTTCTAAAGTAAACACACCCTTGAGTACCAATTGTGTCTTGAGAAGATCATTGAATAGATCAGAGAATCTCTTACGCAATCTAGCGATAAACTTTTGGAATTTAACTTCATCACGTGTGATCTCTGCGGATCTACCAACGTTAAATGATGAATCAGATTCCAACCTTGACTCAGGTACGTTTAATGCTCGGTAAAGTTTCTTCTGGAAGTACTTGATGTCTTCAAGTTCTCCAAGATTTTGTCCACCTGGCAACGTAGTGATCTCAGTGCCTCGTCCACCTTCTCGTCTGGGTAACCAGAAGTCTTCGAGCATTGACATGAATTTCTTGTCATCTCTTATTTCTCCCGTGTCTGCATTATAGACTAACTTATTTCTATAGCGAGACATTACCTCTTTAAGGTATTGCTCTGCCTTCTGCTTAGGTAAATTACCTACATCAATATAGAATATTCTGCGCTCTGGTGCACGTGACATGCGGTATATAACCAGAGAATCTTCAATCATTCTCAACTGGTTAGTTGCCTTAATAGCTTTGTGTAAATGTGACAACACATAGTTGCGTTGCATATCTAATTGCCCTGAGTGAGCAAAACAGATAGCATCATTTGCTATTTTAATTCCTCTATTCTCATACCCACGTAACCCCTTGGGTGAATAAATGTAATACTCTACACTCTTAGGGACTAATGTATTAACTTCTGGGTCGGCAGGTGATATTCTATCCTTGGGCTTATCATATTCGATAACCTTTCTAATCTTTCTAGGATCAATATACCTCAACTCTGTTAATCCCTCTTGAGGATTATCAGGATCAATCATCTTATGATAAAAAAGTCTTCCGTCGATGTACCACCTACGAAAGATATCATATGCTTTGCGATCAAAGTCTAGTAATGATAATACATTATTAAACTCTTCTCTAATTCTTTTCTTTACAGGCTCAGAAACCTTAAGGTTTGAGAGCTCAACATCTACAGGATGATCATCTAAGTCACCTGCTATTGCTTCTGCTGTTATATCTCCAATCGCTTGATCCACTTCTGGATGCAAGGACATCTCACGATATCTACCTATAAGATCTACATCGCTTGACTTGTTGGCAGCATCACCTAGATCAACGTATTGACCAAAGTAACCACCTGCCACAATGGGTTGTGCTGCATCATCCGAATCTTTCGTAACAAAAGAAGGGCCGACTCCTGCCTTGCCCTTCTTCTTACGTTCAATTGAATAACCAAATAGTTGTGACATTATTAGTCCTTCCTTTGCATTATAAAGTATTTATCTAAACTGAAACAGCGTTACCAGAGTTAGCGTCATTAGCGTATGTCCAGTACTGAACTTGGAACTCAACAGTATACTCTTCTGGAGTATCATTACTATCCCATGCAAGATCAATTGCGGAAATAGTAGAGGGCCAGATACCTACAAACTTGTAAGATCTAACTACTGCACCTTGTCTATCATATTGTCTTACCAAAGCATCTGATTGATACTCAGCAATAACACGAGGTGACTGAAGGTTTTGATGAAGTGCTTGAATCTTAGTAGACCACTCTTCAAACTTGGAGCGTAGTGCGAATCCTTTATCATTAAGAACTGTAATAGTCCATGGTTCAAAGGTTCTGTCTCCAGCAATCTTAAGTGACCTACCTCTGTAGGGTACTTCGATTACTCCAACTGTTGAAGCTGGTATGTTTGCTGCTTTCACTAGGAAAGTAGCTAGTGATCCTGAAGATGCGCCTGATCCAGCACGGGATTGTCCCGCACTTTCTTCTCCACGTTGCTCTTGTGATCCAGGGGTAGCACCTGACTGAGGTGTACCGTTATCTACGATCTGAGGGAAACCTACTTCAACCTGAAACAGGTTAGGGCGGGCTAAGTCACCAATCCTATTACGGAAGTCTAGGATTGGTGCGTTTATTTGCTTTCCTTCAGACTGACCAGGATAAGTCTGGCTGTCGAATGCTGACATGTTATTCTCCTATTTAAGGTTGAGCACGAAGACGTGCCACAGTTTACTCATTAAGTAACTAACTCAGAGAAGCTTGCGCCTGTTCTGGTTGCAGTGAAGGTCAATGTGATGAAGTTGATAGATCTTGTGGGTTTCACAAATATCTCTGCATAGAATTCACCACGGTCAATCGATTCAGCAGGGTTGTTTGTTCCGTCGCAAACTACGAGGAAGTCAACAATACCACGTCTTGATTGGACACTGCGTAGGTATGGCTCAACAATGTTCTTGAATTGTTGGCGAGTAAACTCGTCATTCAACTCGAATAGTTGGGTCTTTGCTGCGTCAGAAATTGCTTCTTCCATGACTAGGAATAAACGTCTAACGTTAATTCTGTCAAAGGCAGAAACATAACTCAATGCAGTCTTATCACCGAAGAGGACAATGCCCTGTCCAGGGAAAGCTACGATTGGGTTAACACGTGAAGCATAAAGGGTATCTCTGTGATCCTTTAGAGGTGAGTAAGCAAGTTTAATTGCATTTCTCAACTGTCCTCTATTGAAACCAGCAGGTGAATACCAAGGCTCTTGCTGAAGTGTTGTGCTAAGTGTTAGTCCAGCAACGTCAGCATTACATGGAAGATAACGATACTTGTCGTTATACTTATCATATATGTATTTGTAGTTATTGTCAAATACCGCATAAGAAGTACTACTCAACTGATCGAAGTAGTTAACTGTGCGTGAGACAATAGTAGAAGTCTTTGCTTGACCAATTACATCACCACGATAAGGTGAGACGTATGCAATACAATCCTTACGTGAAGCTGCAATAGAAATTACATGCTGCGCTTTAGCAATTGTATCATCAATACCACTCATGGATGGACCCATTAGTAGGTAATCAATGTCTACAGTCTCTGCATCTGCAAAGAGATCATATGCACCAAGAATATCAGGACGTGCAATGGTATAACCATCAACACCACCTTGTAAAGAGTAACGTAAGGTTGCTCTATTCTTAGTACCTAGTAGAGGTATTGCTAGTGGGTTAGTACCAGTTGGATCATCTAGATTGTTAAGAGATGCAGCTGACTTAATAAGGTCAAACTCTCTGTTAATACCAGATACACCAAAGACACCACTTGCAGAAGTGTTTTTATCATAGACATTAGCAGTCTCATGAGATCCCCAATATAGGTACTCAGAGTATGTCTTGACTACATCCTTGTAATAGATGTTATCACCTTGAGGTGACTTAGCATCATTTGCTTTAGAAACATTAAGGTGCTTCTCAAGAACTGATCCAGGAGTACCTGTGATCTTACCATCTCCATCAATAACCAAGATGTGCATCAAGTCATTGTGACCACCACGCTCTGCAACCCATGCAGAAGTAGTAGGACGTGCAGCAACGTTAATCCACTTTGTATTCTCTCCGTATAGTCTTGACTCGTAGTCAGACTCTACGTTAGCAATAGAGATTGTTGCAGCATTTTTATCAACAACTGTCTGGTTTGCTTGGAAGTTAGGTGATCCCTGATTAAGAGCAACACGCAACTGACGACTAATTGATTCAACAGCACCAGAATCACCAGTGGCAGAGCCAGGTGTGTTAGAGTTATTTGCTAACTCAGTAATGGTATCATTGATTTCAAGAATATCAGATGCAGTGTCATCAACAGCAATTTCCAACTTACGATTTACTTGATCATAAGCAACCACACGACCTGTAACACCACCACTAACAGCAGTGATATAATTGTCTTTCTCAAACTTACCTACTAAGTTTGAATCATCCTTAAGTGTAATGACAACAGTATAGTCATACACACGACCATAGATGTTAGCATTAGAAAATGAAATCTCAGCGTTGTTTACAAACTCCCACTCACTAGAAGTTGGTTGAGCAAGATATAATAATTGATCAGGTCCAGCATCTGTTATGACAACACGAATTGAGTTACCGAAACTACCAGAAGTCTTAGCTCCCCACTTCCAGTTGTTAGAAGCAGTCTCAACGTTTGCTTCATATGTGTCAAGATTCTTAATTAAAGGAGCAGAAACACCAGTTGCAGTTTGCTCATTAATCTCAGTCTTGTTTGTTGTAACTGTCTGTAGTGAAACAGAAGATCCATCAGCGTGAGATGCAGCAGTTGTGCCCAACTGTCCACGGACAACGGTTAGATCGTTACCAGCAATAGAAGATACTTGAAGAATCTCATCATCAATCCTGATGTATGAGTTAGTACCTGCACCAAGTGCAGCAGCAGATGTAACTGTTAGAGTAACATCAGAATCACTATAGGTACCACCTTCAGCGATGGTAGATGATGTGCCAGCAGGTTCAATCAATGTGATTGAAGTTGCAGCAGCGTGAGATACAGAAGAAGTTGCTAACTGTCCACGTGAAACAGTAACGTCGTTACCAGAAACAGCAGAGATGGTAACTAATTCAGCATCAATTAATAGGACATCGTTAACATCAAAATCAGTAGATGAAGAAACTGTCAGAGTTGTATCAGAAGCACTGAATGTAGAAACAGTGAACTGTGCAGTGTCGATAGCATTCTTTAACGAATCATTCATCGCACGAACTACTTTAACGGTTCCTCCGTAAAGTAAGAATTGTGCTGCGCTAAACCAATACTCGTAATTGTAATTGGTAGGTTTGCCGAAGATTGAAAGTAATTCTTTTTCACTAGTTATACTAGTTACCTGCTCTACAGGTCCTTTTTCAAATGATCCAACGATAGCAGCAATATTATCTACTGTTGCATTGACTACGTTGGTCAGATCTCTTTCAAGTACGACAACTCCTGGTGAAAGTTGTGTGGATGCCATTTGTGATATCTCCTAGGTGAATTCCAATTTGGATGCTGAAATTATTTATTCAAAGGTGTTTTTTCACTGGGGAATCAAGCCGTGATTACCAGTCTGGATAGTCTGCTAGGTATGGAGGCAAAGGTCTCTTTCTATTTCTCTTTCTGTTGACTCTCCAGATGGTACAGGACTTACACTCATATGCATATGCTGATGGAGTTGCACCTCTATCCTTTCTAGTTAAATAAAAATCTTCTAATAAATTCTTTATCTTACCACAAAACCTACACTTCCTTTCAACAAATAATAAATGCTCAAGTTCTAGGTCTGACTCTATACTCACGACAGATATTCCCACATGTGTGAGTTATCTCCATACTCATCTACATTCCACTGAGTGCCTTCATCATCCACTATAGTCTGCTCATAGTCCACGTGGTTATCTATGAAACCAAATGGAGCCATGTCCGCTTCTATTCCCTCTTTCTGCTCTTCATACATCTTTGCACGTACATCATCGTCATGTAACTCACGGAAATAGTCAGTAGTTGCTAACCATGCAAAGATAACCAGACACATAGCAAGGTCATCGTTACATCCTTCCTCTCCTTGCCATGCTGGACCTTTCTGAATGAAGGTAGTTAACTCTGCCATGATGTCATAGTCTCTAAAGATTAGTTTATCATCTTCAATTAACTGTTTAAGGTTAGAGCAACCAGTTTTCTTAACTGTTGTGCTCATTTTGACTCCAAGTTGCACCTTAGTGCCACTAAATCCTTGTCCTACTACCTGACCAGCTCTACCTCTCATGGCACACATGAGTAAATTCTCATATTCTAGATCAAATTGTATGATATCTGCTACCTGTCCACCAATATCATTAACTTCTATCATTATATACGCCTGATTGTATGCCGTAGCAACCTTATGAATGATATCTGGGAATAAAAGAGGTTTAATTGTATTGTTTCTATACTTTCCTACCACCTGATAGGGTATTTCTGTAGTATCTATCACTGTAAATGCAGAATAATCCTTAGTTAGACCTCTGGCAACGTCAACACAGATGTGATATGAGTGTCCTTCCTCTGGATCATCGTATATAGACAGTCCTGCTTCCTTCCTCTTAGGTTCTTCATATACTAATGTCTTTAATTTAGTACTACTGATAAGAGTATTAACAGATCCTAGGAATTCACACTCAAACTCTTGGTTGAATTGCTCCTCGGACGTGTTTTTAATCGTCTGCTCTTTCCATACCTGATCTCTACCTGGTACCTGTTGCCAATGCACCTCCGTTGTAGTGTATTCATTCTGTCCTTTCTCCGCATCATGCCACAGTTTATAGAACATATTCATACCCTTGGGGGTAGATATGATTATAACCTTAGTTTTCTTACCAGAAGATATAGTAGGGTAGACACTACTAAAGAACTCATCAGCAATATGCGTCGGAATAAAGGCGAATTCGTCCAGAAATATAATGTTAAAGGACATACCCCGTACAGCACTTGCAGAAGTAGAAGCAGCCAAGATCTTACTTCCATTCTCCAACTCCAAGGAGCCCCTGTTCCAGTTGACCACACCTTGTTGAAGCCATTTAGGGAGATTTTCGTAAGAAAGTTGTAACCTTCCCAACATTTCTCTTGCAGTGGCTGCTTTGTTTGCGAGGATTGCGATGTTGACATTATCATTAAAGATTGCATACCACAAAAGGTATGCAGTAACTACTGTGGACTTACCAGACTGACGTGGTAACTTTGCTATATTAAATCTGTGTTCATGAAAACGATTAACCATGTCCTCTTGAAAATCATAGAGGTCAAAGTTAACTATACCTTCATCTAGGTTAACAATCTTAATATAATTACGAATAAAATAAACGGGATCTTGACTACACTTTATAAACTCCTGCACCTCTTCAGGTGAGAAACTAGTGTTAACGTTAGCCCGTTTGAGATTGGGGTTACCTAGATATATCTCCTGCTTCTCAGGCATTGGCTTCTTTAATTGCCTCTACAATAGTTCTCTTCAACTGCTTCTGCTGTTTCTTACTGATACCAACAGATGCATCTATCTTTACCTTAACCCAGTAAAGACCTATTAATACTAGAGTAAATGGAATAGCATCAGCCCAACTGATTTCATTCCATGCCTCTACGACATTTAACATTGCTATGTATTCTCCAGGTCCTACCATTAGTATAACCCCGCCATGTTACTGGTACTATTCAGAGGTGTATTATATTCAGGAGCATCTGCTGCTGCCTCAATTCCTGTACCATTCTCAGGTAATGGATCACCCTCTTCAGGTTCAAGAGTACCTTGTGCAATACGAATCTCTCTTAACTCTTCAAAGTTTTTATTCTTAGTGCCACCATCATACTCCCATGCATATCCCTCTTCTATCATCTGCTCATTTAATGAAACAGTAGAGTCGCCAACATAGAGCCAACCAAGAAGCCTACCATACTTCCCCATGCCACCCTTAAGTTCTGTTCTAATAGTGAGTTCATGCTCTCCATTAATAGTATCCTCAAGAGTATACTTCATCCAGTTAGTTGCGTCTATACCCAATGCCTTCTCTTCTAAATCTCTTGTCCTCTTCTCAGGAGTATCGATACCAGCTATACGTACACGTTCGTGCTTATAGATATCAAATCCTAAATCTATTACTACGTCAATGGTATCTCCATCAACTACTTTCGTTATCTCTGTTACTCGGAAGTTGTAACAACTCTTCCTGCTTGGTGGGGTCATCTTTCCCATCATTCATCTCCGCATAAGCCATCTTTAGTATATAGTAGATATACCAACTCACGATTACGAGAAGAATTGCGACCATCCAGATCACACCCCAAACAACCATTAGACCCAAGCAGTTGCAGCAAGTGCTACTGCCATTGATAGAGAGACACCCATGATGGTGAGTCTACTCATCCACCACATTATCTCATGTTTATTTTTAGTTATAGTGCTCATCTTTCCACCGTCGCATAGTCAATAAAATGAGGATGCTCCCCTAATTCAGGGACATCCTCCTTGCTGTGTTGAATTGCTTCATATGCGTCTATCGCATACTCACATATCTCATAATGATTTAATGCTGCATCGTGGTATCCCACGGTATACTTAGTCTGGGGCATGATTATTTCAATCCCAATCGTCGAAGTCTAAGTATTTATACTTTTTTGTCTTCTTTTTCCTCTTCTCGTATTGCTTTCCTAACCTGCTTTGCATAGTAAATTTCCCTCTTGGAATACCAGTCAGGATGCTTCTTTGCTGCCTTGATTAACTTCTTTGCTGCCTTCTTATCATTCACCCGTTAAGATTCTGCGATGGTCCTCTGAAATATTTATTAATAACTTCCACTTGATCTTGGTATCTAGCAATCTTGTCCAACTCACCTTGAATTGCTTCAGTAATATCAGAGTGCTCTCCGATACCTACAGGATGCTCAAGATAAACATTAACATTTACCTTATGCTTTTCAATTTCACCCTGTGCATGTGCTAATACAGCACGTAATAATTGTTCTCTCATATGTAATGGTGGCATAATTTAACTCCTTGCAGCACAGTTTTTTTCGTGCTTCTCAATCCATGTGTATGGTCTTGGATGACCTAATGGTGCTGTAAGTCCGCAGTACTTACACTTCTTTCTTCTTTCTTCAGCCATAGTGATAACTTGGTTTATTGGTTGTCTTAGATAATTTCTTACCTCTGACCTTAGTGCCAGAAGTTTCTCCCTGACCAGAAGGATGCTTACCAGGTTTAGACTTACCTATGTTTACTGACTTACCTGGTTTCTTAGACTCAGTGTCATGTAAACGTGCTGGTTTGTTTTTGTCCTTAGTAATAACAGACTCTTGTCCATGCTTCCTACCTAGACGACGCATTGTTTTACCAAAACGTCTCTTACTCATACCCTTTGCAGGTGATGTTTGATACGAAACTTCACGTCCCTTTGATCCATCATCATATTTATATTCACCAGTACCTTTCTTGTATCCGATACCTTTCTTCTTTAGGTCTTTTTCGAGCCCCTTACGGGACTCTTTATTCTTTTTTGCGTCTGTACCCCTATCAGCACTAATGTTTCCAGTTTGTTGTGACTTAGACTTACTCAACATACGAGTAGTAGGGTTACCTTCTTGCACGAAATCCTTGAATGTCCTTAGACCTTCCTTCTCATGATACTCCCACTGTCCATCTGGGTGAGGTCTTGTCCCATCCTCTTTCATATGATCAGCAGCTTTGTATAGAGGTTTGCCCGTCTTAGCATTTTTCTTACCAGCTTTGTAACCTTGGTATGCAGGTGTGTTACCTTTCTTGTCAGCATTGGTAACTGTATACTCTTCATTCTTGCTCTTAGCATTTGAATGATGTGATGCATCACCAAATGCAGGATTATTTTTATATTCAGGTTTTTGTTTTTTCTTTTCGTCTGATAATTTCTTTGCTTTCTTATCAAGATAATCTTTCATCACACCTTTTGCCTTACCATCTCCTTTGGTAATACCATATGCAGTACCTTCTTTTGCTTCTTCCTTACGCTTTGAAGATGCAGCTTTAAAGAAACGAGATGCTTGCTTAACTCTCTTCTTAGCACCTTCCTTATCGCCAGCAACCGCTTTCTTACCACGGTCTATGTCAGCAGCCTTAGATGCTTTTTGTAAGGTATCAGATGATAACTCACTGATTACTTCTTCATTTTTCATAATAGCTCCTTTACCGTGTTTCTTTTCAATGTTTTTTTTAACAATATCAAGTGCGGTTACACCCTTACCATGCTCTTTCTCAGCTTGTTTTTGGAAATTGGTTTTACCTTTTGCGTTTGTCTTAGGTGCACGACTAACTGAAGGTTTACTGTTACCACCAGCACCATACTTCACTAAACGGTCATCCCTCATTCTATCATACCCTTCCTCTTTTACACAAGAGCCAGGTGCAAACTTCTTGGTACCAGGTTTACGCTTGTAACCTTTCCAACAAGTCTTTTCTAAGAATTGTCCGAAAGACTGTACGGTTTCATACTTCATACCTTTAGACCTCATGGATGCTCTCTCCTTAGCAGCTGCTTTTCTGTCAGAAGAAACTTGTTTCTTATACTTTTTATTAATAGTCTCAACGTTTTTTGGTTTAGACTTTCCAATACCGCCAGCACCACGGATATTCATACCACCCATAGCTGCACCACCAGTAACTGATTTACCTTTACGGTTTACGTTACCTGCTTTCGCTTGGCGACCTACACTAGCAACTGCTGTAAGACCTCTATCAGAATTAGCAACTCTTGCTTCTGCTGCTAAACCAACACTAGTATGTTGTCTAGTATTAAGTCTATCAATAGCAGGATTCTTCTTCTTAGAGAAGGATCGATGAGCTGCAGATTTACCTTTAGGGTTTGACACGTTAGCCACCTACAATTTGGACTTGCTCTACTACTACATCAGCACCACCAGCAGTAAGCAAGACTGCTTTCTGTATTTGTGGGAGTGTACCAGCAATGACATCAGCAGAAGACACTGCATAGTCAGCAGAGGCAGAAGATGAATCGTAGTCAGTTGTGATAGTAGTATCTGAGATTGCAGTTACTTTTTTTCCAGCAGAGGCAGCAGTTTCAAACGCTGCAACAAATCCATCAGTATCACCACCATCAACAGTAGCGACATAATCTCCTACTGCAAAAGTGTGTGCTGGTGTGCCACCGTGATCAACGGTTACTACCATAGCAGCAGCATCAGTTGCTGCTTTAATTCTTGATGATTTTGGTTTGCCAACTGAGATCAACTCAGGTGTTGCTGCTGCAAGTGTGATTGCAGGTCCAGCATCAATCTTGATGGTAGATGCACTTGCACTATAGACTCTTATTACACCAGACTTGACTACAATATAGCCAGTACCAGATGCACTGATTGTCTGTGTGTCAATTACATTTAATACCGACATGGTTTAAGTTACCTTTACTATGTTATTTATCTTGCTTTTGTTTTAGAAATTTAGCAAGTTCTGCTGTGCTACCAACAAACATGGTGTTGTTAGTAACTTGTTTATCTGCGATAGTTCCTTTTGGATTTTCTATCTCACCAACTTTTTTATGAAGATCAGCAAGTTTATCAGCAACATCAGCAACTGCTTTAATTGTAGTTGCTGCTACTTCATACGCCCTTGGTTGATCAGAGCTCTGAGCCACTTCGAGGATACCGTCCACCGCTTCCTGACCTTTTTCAATAAGCGAGTAGAGGTTGCCCCTCGTGTAGTCATAGTCTTTCTTGAGTTGCTCCGTAGTCGTCGTTGGTACAATTTCCATCTTAGGCTCCTTTTTAGGAACAATAGATGTTTCAACGTCCAGAGCTTCTTCGATCCCATCAAACTGTTTCATCTTGTCCTGTGGTTGGGTTCCATTGCTGAGAATCAACAAACTCACTTGTCAATTCATTAAATCCAAAATTGTCATCTGCATCAGCAGTGACTGGATCTGGTGTGACCTGATATCTAACTTCACGTGGTGCATTAGGTGCTAACTCAGTCTTAGTAGAGTAGTCAATAATTGCCTTCTTAATAACCTCACCAGACTTGTCTTGGACAGGACCGTATAGGTAAGTCTTAGCAACAAATTGTAATGTATATACCAATGTCCTACGAGTATCGTAGTCACCTTCATACACATCCTCATAATCAATAGAAGTTAAAGTGACTGGATAGTCCCTCTTCTCAGCTAAAGTTGATACTAAATTTAATGTAATATTAAAACTAGGTTGGAAGACTGGGAGTATCTGCTCAAGAATCTGAAGACCATCGTCTTGATTCTTTGCCATGATTGACAATTCAAAATTCAAATTATATGGTATTGGCATGAAAGATTTAAACTCTTTACCATCAGCTTGTGTGTTTCTAATGTATTGAGTAGGAGATACCTTTCTAGTTGCATCATATGCAAACCCTTGTATCTCAAAAGAGATTCTAGGAAGAGTAATCTGGACACTAGTCTTATTAAGACCTACCTGATTTAATCTCTGCAAGAATTTCTGACGAGGACCATATGCTAAAGGCACTTTCATGACCTCTGTTTTTCCTGATGCTACACGTTTTAGTTCAATATTATTGAACAATGTACCAAAAGCAACAACTGTCTTCTTAATAATTTCGTGGTATGAATACGTTCCTAACATTAGATACTACTTCCTTTATTTCCAAACTCACCAAAAGGATTACCTTCAGTGAAATCAATGATAGCATCCGACTGCGTTTCGATAACGAAGTTGGACTGAGAGTCATCATTCGTATTATTTAGGGTATTATATGTAGCACTTGTCCACGCAGCACTAGATGTATTACCTGTAAGTGTCTCAGGTATAGCAAAGATACCAGATCTATTATATAAAACCAACTGACGTGTGGCACTATTCCAAGATTTAACTGTAGCAGTTACATTAGTGTTACCACCTGTAATAATCTCCTCAGCAACAAAGTCTCCACTGCCACCTTCAGCAACGTTAACACTTATTGCATTGGCATAGTTGACCTCAATTGCATCAACCTCTGTGATTCCAGTGTCGATGTCTTCGTCGCTGTACTGGAAGAGTTCACATCGTAATCCCCATGTATAGATTTTACCCAACGTGAAAAATGGTACTTCATATTCGACAAACTGGATCTCAAAGATCTTATTTGCCATAGGGAAGTATACGAGATCGCCTTCATTTGGTCTACCCTCTACAATTAGTGTTGCATTATCGTCAACTGCCTCAGTGAAACGAGTCCTTGATATAACAAAGGTTGCTTGGTCAGCAATTTGTACACCAAACTTGGAGAACATGTCACCATCTCCTCTGAATCCTGAGTTGTCTTCGATAAAAGCTTCGATTAAATATGCACCCTCAAACTTTGACATCGTATCTTCACCGAAGACCGTATCTTGTTTTACTAAAGTCCTAGGGATATAGTATACATCTTTACCGAACATCTTAATCTGCTCGTTAACAAGACTCTGTGTTAAGTCTTGCTCACCTGTAGTACCTTGAGAGAAATAAGTGTTAGTAGCCATGTTATCCTATCATGTCTAGAGGTGGAGTTTCCCATTCTGTACGCAGTTGCTCTTCAAGATCTTTAATCTCTTGCACCGCATCGTTGTAAATCATTTCTCCATTTAACGTGACACCACCTGGCATCTGGACGTTTTGGAATTTAGTCATATTACTACCCCACTGCTTCTTAATCTTAGCAGCAGTATAATCTTTGACCCACATACAATCATATATCTCTGTCCATGTGAGAGGATCTAGTGCTCTCCATGCTTTAATAACAATATAGGTATCAAGTTGGACATCTGTTGACCAATCCATATCAAGATATAATCTATCCTGAGTAGCAACATAACGAGTAGGTTTTAAACCTTCTAATAAGAAATCAATTGATCCCAAATGTTGCTGTATCATGTAGTAATGATAAAACTGTGTAGACGTAAAGTCATACAAGTCATTCAAACGCATTTGATATCTAATATCAAACATGTTTGCGGTACCTTTATCAGTAAAGGAGAATAGTCCTTCAACAGAAAGTATATGCTGTGGTATCTCTATATAACTCTTCCTCTCTGACCACTCAGAGTTACCAGCAGTAGAAGTAGTTGTATCATCATTGGCAGCAAGATTCCTATCAAGATCTGCTTGGGTTATCTTGTGTTTTAAATAGACTCTCTCAGCACCATCGTAATGAAACTGTTGAAATTTCTGTAATGTATAATCAATTGCATCATCGCATTGATCATCAGAGACGTTGATCTCCAGTACAGGTTTACCTAACCTGCGTAGAGCATATTCTTTTAGAGTAGCTTTGGAATTAGGTTTTGCCATTTACTTATAGAGCAGCGATTCTAGTCTGGAAGTCAGCAAAGTCAGCAGACGCTGCTGTAACAGACTTAAGGGTTGCTAATGTAATTGTCTCTGCCTGTAATGCAGAGTCAGCAGTTGCACCTTGTGCAGCAGTAGCGTATGCAGTTGTAGCAGTTGCAGCAGCACTACCTAATGTAGGTTTGTTAGATAGGTCATCATAATCACCAGAGAATAATGTAGGTTTGCCAGTCAGATCTGCATATGCACCAGAGAATAATGTAGGTTTGCCAGATAGGTCAGCATATGCTCCAGAGAATACAGTTGGGAGAGTAACACTCATCACACCTGTAGAGGAGTTATAAGCAAGATCTCCACCAGCACTTATGGAAGCACGTGCTCTAGCGGTTGTATGATAAAGATTGCTTGATCCTTCTGATAGATCATCGGTATCAGCAGCAGCAATTCTTGCGTCTGCTCTAGCATTAGTATAGTAAAGGTTAGTTGATCCTTCAGATAGATTATCTGTGTCAGCAGCAGCGATACGTGCGTCTGCTCTAGCATCTGTGTAGTAAAGGTTAGATGATCCTTCTGATAAAGCATCAGTATCAGCAGCAGTAATTCTTGCGTCTGCAAGAGTATTTACCTCAGCATCAGTGCGTTGTGTGAATGAAATAACACCAGTGCCACTGTTGTATGCTAACGATCCACTGACACTTATATGTCCTCTAGTGCGAGCAGCAGTTGTAAATAGATTTGTGGATCCTTCTGTGACGTTATCGGTGTCAATATCAGATTGAGTAACAGAAAGTGTGCCACCCGAATGTGTAATACCTGTGCCATATGTAAAGTGTGTCCTTGTTCTAGCAGCAGTAGTAAAGAGATTTGTTGATCCTTCAGTTACTGTGTCAGTATTAACGTCTGCCTGAGTAACAGATAATGTATATGTATTAGCACCATCATCGTATGCCTTAGTAACACCAGTACCTGCAATGATTAAAGCATTAACTCTATCATCTACTCTCTCATCTGTATAATACTTATTGCTTGATCCTTCTGCTACATCATCTGTATCATGGTTGGATAGAGATGCAATAGTAGTTGGAGTTGTGTATGAGAAGTCACCAGTAGAAGCATTGTATGCCAATGATCCACTAGCACTTAAATGTCCACGAGTCCTAGCAGCAGTTATGAATAGATTTGTAGATCCTTCAGTTACGTTATCAGTATTAATGTCTGCCTGTGTGACTGATAGAGCACCAGCACCAGATAATTCAATACCTGTGCCATAAGAGAAGTGAGTCCTTGTCCTTACAGCAGTAGTAAATAGATTAGTTGATCCTTCAGTAAAGTTGTCAGTATTAAGATCTGACTGAGTAGCACTCAAGGTCAGCATATTACCAGCATCATCATAGGTAGCAGTAATACCTGTGCCACCATTGATTAAGTTAGAAACTCTATCATCTACACGCTCTGCTGTATAGTATAAGTTAGTTGATCCTTCAGCAAGAGCATCAGTAGTATGGTTAGCAATACTACCAACCTGTGACTGGAAGAATGTTAATGCTCCAGTAACGTTTAAGTTACCCTGAATCTCAAAGTCAGTAGTTGACTTAAAGTTAGTTACTGTAAGAGTATTGGAGAATGGATTGTATTGTAAGTTTGAAGAGTCTGTCCTTATTTCAGTGTTACCAGATGTGGTAGAAACGAAAGTAGGATAGTAAGTTAGGTTAGAAGAAGCAGTCTCAGTAACGTCAATTAGAGATGCAGTGGCAGCATTACCAGTTAACTCACCAGTTACATTACCAGTGATCTGACCTGTTACACCAAGTGTGCCACCTATAGTAGTGTTATTTGTTACGTCAAGAGTACCAAGAGTTGAAGTACCAGTGATCTCTGCGTTACCAGATGTGGAGTGCAGTGTGATCTTATCAGTGCTGCTACCATTCTGTAGTTTCAGAGTCTTAGATCCACCACGTAATACAACACTGTCTTTTAATAGTGAGGTTGTATCAACAGTAAGTGTGCCATCTATCTGAGCATTACCATCTACATTAAGATTAGAATCAAGGTCTACATTTTGTGTGACATTAAGAGTGTCATCTATAGTAGTTGCACCAGCAACATCCAATGTACCATCGATAGTAGTATTACCAGAAGCACCTGCAACAATAAACTTGCTGGTGTTAACGATAATAGATCCAGAGATGTTAGCGTTAGATGTAAGATTTAATGTGCTAACGTCAGCAGTGCCTAAAGTAGTTGTACCTGTTACACCAAGTGTGCCCCCAATTAGAGTATTACCAGATGATCCAACAACAGAGAATGTTGATGCATTATTTGGACCCATGTAGAAGTCTTCACCAAGGAAGACATCCTTAGAAATTATTGCACCACCTGTTACGTTAAACGCAGCAGTGTCAATTAGGTTAGCAGGATTAGTAGCATTAGTAACGGAGGTAACACCAGTAATACCAACAGTGTTAGTAACATTAGTAGCTCCATTGACATCCAATGTTCCTTGAATGTCTGTATTACCAGTTGCCGACTGGACTGTAAACTTGTCAGTACCATCATTTAATTGTATAGCAAATTCTTTGTTGTCAGCATTTAATACAACATTGTCTTGGAATGTTGCAGCACCATCTACATTCAATGTAGTGTCTAGATCTACTGCCTGTGTAACATTAAGAGTGTCATCAATTACTGTAGCACCCTCTATGTTTACCGTGCCTTGAATATCTGTATTACCGTTATCAGTATCAACTTCAAACTTAGTTAGACCAGCAGCATTCTGAATAGAGACTAGTTTGTTATCTGCCTTGACTGTTAGAGCATCAGTAATTGTTGTTAACGCATCAACATCCAATGTACCATTGATAGTTAAGTTATCATCAACAATTGTCTCACCTGTGGCAGAGTCAAGAGTTAAGTTACCTGATGAAGTATCAACTTCAGATGAACCTGATACACCCAACTGCACGTTATCGGCAGTGATGTCAGTTGAAGTAACTGCCTGATTAAATGTTACTGTACCTGTAAAGGCATGAGCGTCAGAAGAGTTATTACCAATCTGTGTATTACCATCTACATCTAATGTGCCTGTAACAGTTAGGTTATCATCAACCTGAGTTTCTCCAGTTGCGGAATCGAGGATGAGGTTAACGCCAGTAGTTGTGCTAATTTCACCGTCAGAATCCACACCAATGGTAACAGAATCCGCAGTGATGTTTGTTGATGTAATGGCTTGGTTGAAAGTAACTGTTCCAGTAACAATATGATTGTCACCAGAAGCATTGCCGATAGTAGCATTCCCGTCAACTGTAAGAGTGCCATCGATTTTTGTATTTCCATCTACATTTAAGTTAAGATCTACGTCTAGATCATCGGTAACATTTACTGTGCCACCATCAGAATCTAATACTAAATTACCAGAAGTAGTGCTGATCTCATTAGCAGCATCAACACCAATCTGAATCTGATCAGCAGTGATATCTGTGGAAGTGATTGCTTGGTTGAACTGTACTGTACCTGTGACACTATGAGAATCACCAGAAGCATTACCTAGGGTGACGTTACCATCAACCTGTAGTGTGCCCTCTGCATATGTGTTGCCAGTACCAGCATCTACTGTAAACTTATCAGTATTAATTCTAAAGTCATCAGTTAGATCAAAATCACCTACAACATTAAGGTTTCCACCGATGTCAGTATTAGTATTAACATCTAAGTTTGCACCAACATATAGATTAAGACCTATACCAGCACCACCACCTACGATTAGAGCACCTGAAGATGCAGTTGTTGAATTAGTTGTATCAAATAGTTTTATACTACCAGCATCAATACCAGACTTAGTGCCTGAGAATGCTTCAGAGCTGTTAGTTACATTATGAGCAAATAGATATCTTGAAGCAGAGTTGTCCCAACCAAAGAATCCTACACGTGCTTGAGAATCATAGTATTTGAATTCAATACCACGATCTTTAGCATCATCACTACCAGGAGCTGTGTCACCACCTAAAGTAAATACAGGGTCATCTATAGTAACTACAGTTGAATTTACCGTGGTCGTTGTACCATTAACTGTGAGGTTACCTTCAACAACTGCGTTGGTGTTAACTGTTAAGTTGCCATCTACTGTGACGTTATCTGTAAACTGTGATACTGCATTGACTGTTAATACATCAGTGTTTGCATTACCTACAGTTGTTAGACTACCAGTTATATTAACTTCTCTATTAAATGTTGCGTCACCGTGGACTACGATAGCACCATCTGTTGCACCACCCTGTCCTGCACGACCTATAGTTGTATATCCAGACTCACCTAAAATAGAAAATTCTACGTTATCGTTAGTGCCAACCTTACCAACATAGAAGTCATCTCCTACATGTAGGTCTGCTACGATACCTGCACCACCAGCAACCCTTAAGTTTGCATCTGGGTCATTAGCAAAGTCTGCATTATGTGCTGCAACACTACCGATATACTCACGATATCTTACATCTAAGTTATTAAGTAGAGAAGGACGTGTCCTTGCTGTGCCAGCATCCTTAGAATCAATTCTGTCTGAGACATATAGATCTCCACCAACACGAAGGTCAACATCTACATTAAGACCACCGTCTATATCTACAGATCCAGTTGCTGTCTGTGTAATAGCATCATCAGCAGAAGTATCAACTGTTATATTTGTTGTCTTCTCAAATGTGCTTAGTGAATTGACATTAAGAGTGCCTTCAATATCTGTATTACCATTAGTGCTAGTTACCTTAAACTTCTGATCAGTACCATTGGTAATAGTAAATGTCTTACCAGTGACATCCATTAGGAAGTCATTATGGAAGACTACATCATCATCAACATCCAATGTGCTGTTAAGAGTAGTAGCAAGATCTACATCTAATGTGCTATTAAATGTTACTCCACTGTCTACGTCAAGAGTACCATCTGTATGTGTGTTACCGTTGTCAGTATCTACGTCGAATACGCTTACACCAGCAGCAGTCTGAATATCAAATTTCTTAGCGTCTGCCTTTACAATAAGATTATCTGTAACTGTGGTCTCTAGTTGAATATCAACTGTACCTTCTATTACTGTATTACCGTTATCATAATCAACAGTAAACTTATCTACTCCAGCAGCAGTCTGTATATTAAATGACTTATTATCTGCCTTAAGGATTACATTATTATTAACTTCTGACTGTCCTGCAATAGTAACAGTGCCACCTACGTGTGCATTTTCAGAGAGTCCTAATCCCCCCGTGACCACCAACGTGCCCGTCGTGGTTGAGGTTGATCCTGTGTTGGTTGTGAGCCTGAGGTTACCAGCAATGAGAGGAGCGTCAGTACCAGTGAAAACTTCAGAGGTGTTAGTGGCGTTGTAGAGGAACCTAAACCCACCAGTGCTAGACCATATGTTAGAGTCTGCATAATTTTCATCCCACCCGAAGAATCCGAGTCTTGCTTGCGTGTCATAATACTTAAATTCTATACCACGATCTTTATTATCATCTGCTACAGGAGCAGTGTCTCCACCCAGTGTGAAAATAGGATCATCAATGGTAACAACAGTTGAATTTACCGTGGTCGTTGTACCATCTACCTGTAGATCTCCACGAATCTGTACTAGACCTGTGACATCATCGTCATCATTAGGGTCTAATATCATAGTGGCATTGGTTGTAGACAGGACGTTATCCTGTAACCAATAGTCCTCTACATGGACTCTATTAGCAACATTACTTGCTGCTATTGTTATATCATTCTCAGATTGTATGAGAATGGTAGCATTACCAGCTCCAGCATTAGTAGAAAGAATACTTAAGTTTCTATCCATCCCAGTATTCTGGGTAAGTTGGAGATTTAGATGACCATCACCAGTCTTATCAATTGTCTGAGTAATTGCACCATCTAAGGTAATATCAGGATGACTGAAGTATGATCTTACATTAACATCAAATTCACCTGCACCACCATCAGTAATATTAATACTACTACCTTGTCCTGTATGATGATGACACCAATAATAGAGTGTAGCAGGTGCTTCATCTTGCACTAAGAATTCTACTATTTTATTTGTAGCACCAGTAAACTGAGCAGTATACTCTGCCATAGTTTTCTCAACACCATCCAAGAAGTAGTGAATCCCAGGCATATAGTGAGCACCACCAGGGATTAAGTCTCCATCTTCTGTGAGACTAAACATTAATGGATGAGGTTGACCTACTCCACCATAAGTAGCGTTTGAAGAATCATTCTGATTGAATATGTATTTTATTCCTCTCTTAAGATTCATCACAGGTGTTTCTACACCGTCAATATAGAATACACCTGTTACTTGACCACCTACTGTGTCTACACCTACTGTAACTACTATGTTAGTAACTGCCTGTATAGCACCAGAACTACCATTACCTTGGTTATTAGCACCAACTAATAGATTACCAGTTGTATCGTTTACCTTCGTATAGTTAAGGTAATTAAATCCTCTGTAACCAGTAGTTGCTGTCAACTCCTGATCTAATTCAAAATTCTCTAAGGTATTGCCATCAGCAAAACCAATTCTATTATTTTGTAGTTGTAAATTATCTACACCTCTTTCTGCGATTGTAACATGACCACCCTGCTCTGGGTCAATCCATGAAGTTACATCGAAATCTTCTTGAGCAAATGATGCTATACCTTTCTGAGGTGCAACAGCACTTGATAGGTATCTCCATGATCCTGCATCAGATGTATCAGTATGAGATGGTTCACCAGCACCAGCACCGATATCTAAAATTGCTTGATAGAGTTTATCAGCAGCATTCTTTACTATGCTATAACGAGGATATGCACTACCTGCGTTATATACAGCAACTTTAGTACCTTGTTTGGCAGTAGCAATAGCAGAAGTCTGAGCATATGTCAGACGACCATATCTGTCTACAGTAAGGTTAGTTGTGTTAACTGTTTCATCACCAGTCGTAGCAGAGATAAGAGGTGTGTCTAAGTTACCTACGGGGTTGTAACTACCAACAACAACTGTTGTGTCTGCTAGATCAATGAATGGGTTGGATGATTGTCCATTACCATTGTTAACAATAATACGTTGACTACCACCAGTAATTGTCCTACTGACTATGGTACCCTCAGATTGACGTGAAAGTAAACCAAAGGTAGTCATCGCACCTAGCGATGTTAGATCACTATCTAATGGTTGTGCGTCAGTAATACCATAAGCAGTTAAGCTTGTAGGTGTTGAAGCATTAACAATACGACCTCTAGAGTCAATTGTTACCTGACTGTACGTACCTGTTGCAGCAAGATCGTTAGCATCATAATGTGGAAGAGTTGTAACATAATTCAACTCTGAAGTAATGGTTAAATTCGAGGATCCATCGAACGTACCACTACCCGACATATCACCACCTAGGGCAATTTGTCGAGCGTTTGCTAATCTTGTTGCAGTTGCAGAGTTACCAACGAGTGAGGCAGTAATGGCACCTGCTTCAAAGTTACCGTCAGCATCTCTTTTTACTAGTGTGTTTGCAGTGTTTGACTCAGTTTCTATTGGTCTCTCATATTTAAGAGAGTTCCAAGCGGTGACACCATCTCCTACTTTCAGTCGAGAAGTATCAATTTCGATACCTAACTCACCTTGAGCAAGGATGGGGTTGACGTTAGCCCACTGCTGTGCACCATCACGTCTTAGTTGTATTCTATTTGCCATTTACTTAAGGGGATCCTTCAGAGCACAGTCTTACTGGTTTATTTATGCGTCCACAGGTGCTGGCTCTTCTGCTGGTACCTCTTCTGGAGGATTAAGGTACTCTAGTGTTTCTATAGCACCTAATAGCTTAAGAGCAGTCTGCTCGTTATCTTTAATCTTCTTAGCGAGTTGTTGATTCTCACCGAGGATTGTTTGATATCTTTCTTTAAATTCCCCTAGAAGTTCTTCTGGGGCTTTGTTTTCTGTCACATCAACTGGCATTGTTTTTCTCCACTAATTTTAAAAGCATTGACTTCATGTCACTTATATCTGATTTTAATGCATCCACGTCATTTTGTAAAGTGTTGAAGGATTTCTCCTTCATCTCACGTTTATTATATGATGCCATGTATTGCTCATACTGTGATTTGTTACAATTCACTACGGCATGAGAATCAGGATCTCTAAACCAGCCTTCCCTGTTTTCGACAGGGATTAGGTCTGCTTTAAATATTTGTATATGGTCCTGGTTTTCTTGCATACTTGACAAAAGGAATAATAAATATTAAACTCAACCATGTAAGGGTTGGGAAACAAGTTCTAACTAGCTAACGCTATAGCACGGAGATCAGCAATTAACGGAACTCGTGCTTGGTTTTTAGATCTCATAACAATTTTAATTTGGAATGCATTAAAATCCAAACCTCGGACTTCATAAGGATAATCCTTCCATAGATTTTCATCTGTGGCAGTAGTATCATAATCTACAGCATTTGCAGACTCTATTGGTGCACCAACATAAGTCCAACCAATAGTGGCAGGATCAGTATTATCACCAGTCTTGAATGCCTTAAAGTAGACTTTGATCTCAGTAGATGGATGTCTAGTAGTCTGGAAATCTATCTTCAAAGATCTGGCCTCAGAACCGAGGCGAGCGAGACGTGAAACATATACAGCATCATTCTGATCACCTTGAGGTAATGTAGATACATCCTGTGTAGTATCTATATTACTCTGCTGACCGTATGGTTCAGGTCCACCAGGCCACATATTGATTCTATTTGAAGTCGTAATCAATGACATTCTATCCAAGTCGATACATGGTGATAGAGTGTCTTTATCTGTAGTTAGGGTAACTGCCATTGTGAATGACTTATTACCATCTAATTTATTCTGCTCATTGATATTAGAGCAAATCATTTGTGGGGCAGTGAAGTAATTAACCTGATTTAATACAACATCCAAGTACTGACCATTGTTAATAAATGAATTTTGATCAACTAATGTTGATCCATTACCTATAGATGTTGCTGTTGTAGTATTCACACGAGAAGAAACAGTTGTTTCTGGTAATACCATAGTAGAAACAGTTGGTGTCAATGTTTCAAACTGGACATTCTGTGATGCCCATACATGTGTACCACCCCCACGAATACCATTGGTTGCAACACTATCAATGTGTAACATATAGGTGTCAAGCCATGGACATGATATAGAAGTGTGGACTTTATTCAATTCAATTAGAGGAATACCATCTAAGTTGTAGCACTCAACTACAGATCCAGATCCATGCTCTACGTCAGCAGTACTGTTAGCACCACGTCCACTAGTTGCAACTGTTATAGATTTACCATCTGAAGCAATTGCAGAGTATTTAATAATTTCATCTCCAATCTTGACATATCCTGGATTTAGGTTACCAATTGCAGTACCACCAATTACTGAATGGAATTGACTTGCATCAGATAATTGAATAGTAGTAGCACCTTGAGCAAGAGTAGTAGTCAAGGTAGTATCAGGTACCTCAGAAATAATACCACTTATGTCTATATTGTTTGTGCGTTGATGCATACCATGATTTCTATGATATACCAACACCTCTTTATCATCAGAAGGATAAGAAGGTTGAGCAGTTGGATATGCAGTATAAGAATCACCACTATAAGTTAGAGATGAAACTGTTGCACTAGTACCACCTGGTTCTGATACAGTATCACTCAGGTCAAATGCCTTAGTAACATAATTTGCATATACTGTAATCGTGCTCGCTGTGCCTCCGCCAGGAAGTGTAGAACCTACACCATAGTATGCTGTAACAATAGCACCAGCAGAAGAAGTAGATCCACTTAAGACATTACCAACAGTAAACACACCATTGTATATTGCTGATAATTCCATTACTACAACAGACTGTGATGAAGACAATCCTTGGAATGGATTACTGTTAGCATCTAGGAAACCTGCTGCAAACGCTCCATCAATATCTGTGATAGTAATTTTCTCTGGATCTGATACAGCATCAAACTCTTTAATAGTTGCTGAAGCACCTGATGGAGTCTGTTTAATCCTTGCACCAATAGTAAAGTTATAGTTATTACCACTTGGTAAAGATAGTTGTTGAGTTGGTTTCAGTGTCAGTATTGGATTCTCTATTAGATTCTTCATACCACCGTTACCTTTACCTAACTCAGCGTTGTTGAGCATTGCAATACCAGTAGTCTGGTTAAACTTAGCACGATAAACGGTAAATTTAAGATCTTCATACTGATCGGCAGTCCATGTAGATGCGTTTTGTGACTTGAATAAGACACCTGCATATGGTTGCTCAGATATAGTCCTTGTTCCTGAGACATCTATGTCACCCATTCGGGATATCCATACATTATACTCATTAGAGTCAGATAGTAATACGAAACAATATTCAATAGATTGCTTAACGTATACAGGAGATCTGAATGTAAATCTTGATGGGATAGCAGCATTGTCAGATAATTCAATCTGTGCTGGTGCTATTGTTACATCAGAGAAAGGAAGAATATCCTTAGTAGGATAACCATTTTCCATTGTCCTTATCTGCATAGAGATAGGAATGTTAGCATCCTTAGTCTTGAAGAATACATCAACACCAGTTAGGAATACGCCACCTTCTTCATCACATATGAATGATTGTGCAAGAGGGTCATACCAACCAATTTGTCTGGTCTCAGTCCTAGTGGTCATGACCTGTCTTTCATCATTGACAGTATCCTTAACTAACTCAGCATTACGGACTGCGAGTATATTTTCTCTAACAGTCTTCAATGTACCTGCTGCTGTGTAAATTGTTTCAGCAGATGACTGGACACTACCAGTGCTCTTAGCATTAGTATTAGATGTGGTAAATCTGACTGTCCTAGATCCAGTTGCCCAACGTGGGTTGGAATCATTACCTGGATTAGGTATAAAGAAAGTACCCTTTATACTACCAATATTATCAGTTAGTAGACGACGATCTCTAACAACTGCACGTGCACCAGAAGTCTGGCCAATTAGCACCTCACCGACGTTAACATTACCGTAGTAGTTAGGGTTAACACTTTCTGCTAATGAAGCAGTATCTATATTAATGTATGACGTATTAGATGCGTAAGACTCTGCTAAAGCAGTAGCTCCAGTAGCATATGGGTCAGTTGTATAACCATCATTTGCAGCTGCGATCTTTAACTGGCATCCAGATATACTACCGACAACTGTCTCACCAACAACAAAAGGTGTTTCGTTAGTGTTAGGATCAGCACTAGATGACTTAACTAACTCAATAACTTTAGGTGTAATGTAAGTAGTTACATTAACTCCATCGAAGAATGCATAGACTCTTGTGCGAGGTTTCATTCTTTCAACGTTAAATGCAACGTTACGTGATCTAATCCAAGGAATTGCTGTCTGTGATAAAACCTGATCACCTAAAGATCTCTTATCAATCTTAGGTACAACTTTAGTCCTAATACCCTGTCTTGCTTGGTTGTTAACAACTCTCCAAGTCCTTCTTTCATGTACAAATAATGCTTGTCTTCCTTGTCCATGACCCAATCTACCGAGTCTACGACCACCTGCACTGAATGAACCTGATCTATTTCTAAACTGTGATGTAGATTGTAATGACTCACCAGTCCAGTTGGTCTTCCATGATCCCCACTGAATAGGAGCGAATCCATCACCATCTACTTGCATATCAGCAGATACAGAAGAGAAGTCTCCTTCTACGTTTTCTACTCTAGCTGGTTGACGAGCAGTATCAACCCAATCATCTGATGCAGGAGTTAAGTCAACACGACCAATAAAGGTAAACACGTTAAATGGGTTTACATTTTCTGTCCTAGATGCATATGGTTGGGTAATGATTGCATGGTCATCCCAAGGTAACAATGCCATATTACCAATAGTTTTCACAATATTCTGTGAGTCAGTCATATTCAACTGAAGTGGCACGTTAGTTGTGAAGTGTGATGGTCTTAAATGACCCTCCTTAAAATCAAGGGAGCACTTGTAGTCAACGCTGAGTACGTCACCGACATTGTGGTCTGTGAAGTCATCAACAACGTAACCGTTCTTGAGACGGTCAAATCCATTATCGTCATAAGTCTTAGTATTCTCTGCTTGGACTTCTAATAGAGATAGTGAAGTATAGTATTCTACATGCTCTAGTCTTGTTTCAAGATCACCAATATCCTTCATAGTATAACGACGGATAATCTCAGGGTTAATAAGAATATCTCTTTCTACGTCATAAACATATGGACGGTATTCAATCTGTGCCAATAGCATGGCATTCTCAATTCCATCTGGGGGTGGTAATTCCTCATCGGATATACCTGATACTATCTTAAGTTGGTTATCATGTGTTAAGTATAACTTGTCAGCACGAGGAAGATAGTATGAATAGTCCATACGGATCTCAGTATTGACCTTCGGTATGTCGAAGATTGTAGATCCACCTGCACCACCAGAGGTATCAAATTGTCTTGCAGCAAAATCTAAAGAAGCACATTCTACTAAGTATGGGTTAGAAACTGTACCATCTCTCGATGCCAATTCACCTACACCTGGACGGAAGTCTACTTGGTCTCTTAGGAAGTTGATAGATCCATCTAACTTATAAGTAGGAATTTCTTTATATGATATACCAGTATATGATTGAGATGCAAAGTAATCTCCTGAAGATTCATGAACAAAGTAATCAAATATGATTAACAGTTTACGAATTGGAGGTGTATACTGAGGATATCTTGTAATTTTAGATACATCATAGAAGTGTGGTTTCTGACCATGTTCTAATGTATATTGGGAGGTAACTACCTTACTACCCTTAACAACTGATCCATCAGCATCGTCAATGATAGCAGTTAATACGTTACCATCATCATCCTGGCCTGTTATAGTCTCACCAGCAGCAAATGGAATCTCATTTAACTGCACAAAGTATAATCTTAATGTGGAGTTAATGAATTGAATAACTCTACCACGTGCTCCAGAAGTCTTACCAATTACAACAGATCCGTTGTCAAAGAAGGTTGATTCTGTTAGTACAACATATGGTGCAGACGCATCTGCATCATTATCTGATTCATATACAGCATGTAGATTATATACATCGTTTAATGCAAATGATATTTCTTCATCTTCAATACGTGTGCCGTATAGGTTACCATATGATAAACCGTATTTTGGTTGGTCGTTGTTAATTCTTGTACGAAGGACGTTAAGACATCTCATCTTAGCAGCAGTCTTAATCTTCTTCGATACAATATTTTTAGATATCAATGCTGTCAATTTAATAGTATTGACGTTTGCTAAACCATCAATAGTAATTGATTGTCTGTCAGCACCAAAGGTAACTGTTAGGGTACCTGCTTCATTAAGAGCATCTATATTAAGGTTACCACCAACTGACCATACAGATCCTGACTCTGCCATGATAGTTAGGATATAGTTTTCATCATCTAGTGTTGCAAACTGCTCAGATTCTGGTAGAGATATTGTAACACCACCAGACACTACAGTTTTATTATTAAATGTCCTGTATACAAAGAATGATTCGTCAGCAATTGACTTCATCGATGTCCTAGGTGTGTCAATAGATAACTCACCATTCTGATAATCTTTTTGGAATAAGAAAGGACGCATTCTTGCTAATGCAGTTACCTCACCGTCACTATTACCACTACCTTTCTTAAGTCCTGTTTCTAGTAAAGCATACTGATTAAGATAATCAAATATAAATCCTGACTGACCTGTAGCAGCATTAGTAGATGTTACATTAATACCACCAGCAACGTCTACTCTTTGAACTCTAAGAGTATTCTCACCTTCTTCAGATGTATTAGTAGATGTAACTACATCACCTGGTCGTAGGTCATTTGAAAACTTAGATCTGAATCCTTCTAATCTTCCATTACCTGCACTATCAATGGTAATAGTTGTGCCTTCAATGATTCTTACATCATTAAGTTGTAAGTTGCAACCAAATACTACAGTACCAGAACCAGCAGAGTCTGCTCTACCTAATACACTTCTAGTATCTGTAAGGTTAAATGTATGTGCTGCTTCTAGTGTACCAACAACTCGGCCATCACGCTCGATAACCTCGCCATTTAAGAAAGCACCTGATACTTGCTCTAACCAACAGTGTGTACCTGATCCAGCATCACCAACGTATCCTTTAGCACCAGACGTACGTCCTTTCAACACGTCACCAATAGCAACTGCATTGTTACCAGCAGCAAAGTTGAAACCAGTAAACATGGTGGGATCCATTATCCATAGTTCCCAAACACCAGTTATACTAGACTCTTGTAACTGCACACAACGTGCTCTACCAATCTTTCTACCAGTTACAGTATTAGTAGTATTAGCAGTCCACTCATCATACAATTCAAGTACTTGGTATGCAGCAGCTACACCTTCTCCAGTTAGCTCGGGCCATCCATATACATCATAAACTTTAAACATCTGTCCTAGACGGAATGCTAAGATAGCGTTTTGTACTGAATCAAAATCTCTTGGTTTGGGAGCATCAACGTATTGTGGTGTTAGAAACTCAGTCCTATATCCTTTAACGTATGCTCTACCTGGTGATATTTCAAATGTTACTAAATCATCTGATGCAGTATTCTTAGATTGTGTTGTGTCTCCAACCGTATACACACCATTATTAAAACCATCATCAAGTGTTTCTCTTGCTTTAATTGCAAAGGTATCAATTACATAGTCTCCAGACTCTTCAAAAGTCCGTCTTGCCATTGACCTTTCCAACTCTGAATATGCTGTGTGAGTAACAAATTGCTCAACCTTTGAGTTGTTAATACGCAGTAATTCAATGAAGTTCTTATCGGTCTCATCGTTGATTGGCTTCTTAGTAAGCGTAGTCTTAATTCTAAACCTATGACCACCTGGAGCAGAATAGTTTGATGTCCCAGCTGCATTATCATTAAGTGATGGATCATCTTCTGGCGTAACGATTGACTCGCTGACTTCAAGTCCAACTCTGTATGAAGGGTTGTTACTGTATTGATCCAGGATAAGATATGAGCTTGGTACATCTACGAAGTGTCCTCTAATAAAGTATACACCTGCATTAATATATGCAGTTGATGCTACAGCAGTTGAATCTACTGGTAGTAACTGAGCGAATGGAGATCCAACCTCAATTAAAGTAGTACCGAAAGTTATCTCATTTTCGGCCAATAACTGCTCGTTGGGTTGAAATGTTTGGGTAGTTGAGGAAGATACAGTGTCACCTGACTCAACATACTTAACGTACAATGTAACATATCCCTTACTACTCTCTGTAGAAGGGATTGAATATAATACTTTTGCCTTAATACCTGTTGTAATACCCTCAATAATTTGACCGTTTATTTGGGTACGGTATGTCTCTAGGTCTACTCCTAAGAAAGACTGTTGTAAAACAACTGCTTGCACTTGCAGGTCATAACCTACCTGACCTGGTATGACCATTGTGCCTTCTTTAAAGAAGTGCTGACCAATCGACTCCATTTGATTCTGGAGAATCGACTGCATAGTCGTGAGCTCTCTTGCCTGAATCGGATATCCTGGTCGGAATAAGACTCTGTAAAAGTTTTTATCCTTATCGAAATCGTCAAAATAAGGACTAATATTTAGATTGGTATTCTGTGGCATTGAATTAGAACTCGATTACGATTTTGATATCTTCTATCTGGTCACCAGCACGGGTGATTGCTCCTCTATTATCTATGTAGATAACGTCACCAGAGTTAGGATCAACTTCTGCTTTAGCATAACCATTGGTGAATGCCATACCTAGATCGTATTCCGCATTGTTTATAACCCTTGTTGAGGATCCTGAAACAATTGGGAAGTTGATATCTGGGTCAGCAGATGCACCTGAAGTAGAACCCACGATTGGGTTACCGCCTTCAAACTCGATTAGGTTACCAGTAAATTCTGGGAAGATACCGTCAACTCTATTCTGATAATATTTAAGCACCTTAGTGGTATTGTTCCATGATATAACACGTCCTCTTGCAGTTACTTGCTGTCCACCAACAGTACGAGATTGTGTTATAATCTCATCAGTTTGGAAGTTTCCAGTAAACGTAGGTGCAAAGATTGCAGCTTTAGTAGCACTTAATGTCAGGTCTGATGTTAATTCCTGTGTGCCATACTTGTTAGGGTTGATAACTAGACCGATACGACGGTAGTCGTTATCAGTTGGGAAGTCACCTGATCCTTCAGCATAAGTGAATTTAGTGTTGATCATCACACGGAATCCACCCAATTCGGTAGCAGGAGAAGCACCATGTCCTAGTGTAGGAGGAATAACAACCTCAACATTACCACCAGTACCTGTTCCAGCACCAATACCATTAACCTCATCGATGATAACTTTACCGAAGGTATATCCAGATCCACCAGATGTAACAGTAGCAGAAGCAATACGACCACCGTCTACAACTAATGAAACCCTACCACCTACACCGTCACCTTTAATAGGACAGTTTTCATAGGTACCATTGTTATAACCACTACCAGATGATCCAATAATAATAGTGTCAATCTCTCCACCAATAGCGTCTGCTACAACAGCAGTATCTTCAAGCACAGGCATGTACTCGTTGGAGAAGAATTTTAAGACTTGACCAACAGGGATCGTGTACATATACTTCCAACGGTAGCCATCAGCAGTTGTGATAACTGAAGTGGACGTTCCTGTAGGTTCAACAGTAGAAGGTTTACCGTTAGGATCAGCAGGAGATGTCCCGTTGTAAATGCATTTATAAGTCTGATACGACGAGTTAACAACGTAGAAATCAGAGTCGTAAAGTTTAGTCGCACCCGATGATGCAGTTTTAGTCGAGGAGTAATCATGACGATACATATCATAAACATAACCCAAACCACCAGTGGTCTGTTCGGGTGGTATCCAGTCAGTTCTTCTAACTACCTGAATAGTGTCATTTGCCAATACCCTTTTCAGGGAGATCATATCAGCATAATCATCCGAGAATTCTTGGAATGAATCTACTGGGTCTGGGGCTGCATTCTCATTATCCCACGGTTGTGGTCTGCCTATGAACACATAAAGACGATCCCTAGCACTACCTGCCAACAGGTCAGACTGTGTAGGATCTGGTCCTTCAAGTGACTTTCTAAACCTTTCGGCAGTAAAGATTCTAAATTGGTCGGTAAGTAACGCCATTGTCTACGGATTGCCTAGTTTTATTTATGTGGGTTATTCATCTTCATTTCTGACAGCCGTTGTATATTCAACTGAGAATATCTTGGCTTGAGCACCAGAGGTGTTTCCTTGTAGTGTCTCACCCACTGTCCAATAGTATGTGGGGTCATTAATAACAACGTCTTTCACTAATAAAGTGTATAGATTCTCGTTAGTGCCAATTGTTGGTCCTAACATTACAGAAGTGTTAGTAGCACTAAGTCCAGAAGTTTGTCCAGTGACTATCTCAGTTGCCGTAAATACAGCAGCATTGGTATATTCAACTATGATGGTTGCAGTTGCAGAATGGGAATCTCCATCACCTAAAGCACCAGCAGATTGCACAGTTGCTACTAAAGGTGTATTATTACCATCATATATCTGAGTACCAATTTGGAATAGAGTAGTATTTTGTCCACCCAATGTTTCCTCTATACCATATTTAGACGATGCAATACCACCATCTAAGTTAATTTGATTTTCAAACTCTGTGCCAGTATTAACAAGATCAATAATTCCATCACCCACACCATCTAATTCATCATCATCCTCGAATGCTCTATCAAGAATAACACCTAAACCATCAACAAAAGTAACAATATTTTGACCAAGTGCTTCTAATAATACGTGAGGCTCAACACCCGTGCCAGAAGCACCAGCAGTACCAGCTACAAATGCAATGATCTTAGATTTTTCGTTAGACCTACCACCATCAATGAATGCTAATTCATCAACCTCAAAGGTTAAGTAGAGTGCTCTATTTACTCTATCCCAATCATATACGATAGCAACTCGGTTATTGGAGGATTCAAGGACTCTTCTAACCTTATCAGTTACTTGAAAATCATAGTTTGTTAGACCAGTATTAGGATCATCTTGCAGATTATCTAAGATAACTTTCTGATCAAATCGGAAATTAACTCCTCTATCACAACCAGTGAATGAATCAAAATCATCACCAGCAGATCTAGCAGTCTTACCAGTATATCTGATTATTTCTCTACCAAGTAGTATCTTACCTGAACCAGCATATGGATCGGTAGTTTCAACATATATTGTACCACCAGAAGAAGTTATATTAGTTGTTAATCCAGTTAAATTATATACATTAGAATTTAAAGATTGCCTATTTCTAGCTTCTCTAATTAGGTTAGTATCTCTAGTAAAGATAATCTCTGGGGGAGTAGTATATCCACCTCCACCTGTCAATAAATCTATATTAGTAATTTGACCAAGATCTATAAATGCCTCAGCAGAAGCACCAGATCCACCACCTTTAATAATCTGTATTAGTGGAGGCTCCTCAAAGAATTCACCTTGATTTGTTAAGGTTATAGAAGAAACTTCACCAAATTGGTTTACATTAGCAACACCAGTAGCACCAGCACCACCTCCCCCAGAGATAATAATATTAACATCTTCTTCTGTGTAATTTCTACCTTGCTGTTCAATAGAAAGACCCGTAACAAGACCTGTTATAGGTACTAATTCTGATCCACTTCCACCACCCCCAACAATTTGAGCAGCTGCATCAAAGTAACCATCACCAGGTACAGTAACTTGTACAAAATCTAGGGATCCATCAGGTTTAAGAAATACATTACCAGTAGCAGCACCATCACCATTAGCATCTTCTATTTTAAGACGTAACGGATCATATCCTTCACCAGGATCTATAACTTCTACAGCAGTAATCTCACCACTATCTCCTTCAATAACTGCTCTAAGAACAGCATCTCTAATTGGAGTACCGCAATTTCCTATACGAAGTCTTGGGGGATCAGCAGCAGAATAACCACTTCCACTATTAACGACATAGACATCCCTTACCCCAAATATACTATTAAATATAGGGAAGATTTCTGCACCACTACCAGGGACTGTTCTTGTCATACTAGACTACCGTTAAGTTTCCAACCATTGCTGCATGTAATGTGCACTGATACACATAAGTTGTTCCAACAGCTAAATTCATCGGGATTGTCCAATATTGGACACCATTTTCACTACCACTAACACCAGCAGTTACTGAGCTACCACCTGATGTTTGTCTAAGAGCAAATGGGTGCGCTGCTCCAGTTATGTTATTAAACCTATAGGTGAAACCTCTATAGACATATATTGTAGGATTATCTGTTGTTGTACCAACTCCACCACCAGTAAATCTATATGCTGATGATCCATTAGAAACAATCTCAAATCCTATTGTAGGAGATTCTACAGCATCCCATGAAGTGCCATTGTATATAATATTGTCATTTTGTTCAGGTGATGATGCTGTATACATTGATGCATTGACTGTCAATGTATTTGAAGTAGCACTAGTAGTAACACCAGTACCACCAGCAATACTTAATGTTGATGTTGATAGTGCAGCAGTAGTTGATCCTGAGTCTCCTGTGATTGTCCTATAGACAACTTGAGTTACGTTAGGAGAGTCATTTGTAACTGTGAGATCACTTCCACTGATAGCAGTACTAATACCAGTCCCACCAATGACGTTAATAGTAGTAGATGCACTATCTGCGGTTTTGTTTCCTGAGTCACTTCCTATAATTCCGTAAGCATTTTGATTAACCTCTCCAAGAGTACCAGTCATATTAATTGTGACTGTATCTCCTGTTATAGCAGTAGCAATATTAGTGCCACCAGCAAATATTAATGTGTCTGTAGCAGCAGATGCTGTTGTGGTACCAGTGTCACCATTAATAGTTTCAAATAAGTTTTGAGTAGTGCCTCCACCACCTCCACCTGATGAGTCATCATTAGCAGGTTCCCATTTACTATTGGAATCATTCCATTTAATGACTTGTCCGTCGGAAGGTCCACCTCCAACAGTCATATCTACATCACCAAGATCACCAAGACTATGATCTTCACCTATAATCTTCTTCCAACCACCACTGGTTGCAACTCTTGCTGTATTATCAGCAACTACAAGAGCAAACATACCATCATGGGTGGCATTGTCTGGTAAATCTCCAGTAGTAGCAAAAGAATTAGTATACTTTAACTTACCATCAGCACCATCGATGTATGTTAGAGCAGATCCTGTGCCACCAGCCCAGAGTTTAATATCTCCACTGCCATTTGGTTGGACAGTTATGTCACCATTTGCTGCTGATACAATTTTATGTCCATTAACATCTACATCACCAGTAAAACTATCAAAATTACCCTCAGCGAACTGAGCTCCATTCCATTTTAGAAGTTGTCCTGAACTAGGAGTTCCTATATTTACTTGTAAATTGGTATCGTTGCCGAGATTGGTATACAACTCATCAATGACGCTATTTAATTTTATAGCACCATCTCTCAGACTGTCACCAGTCCCGTCATTAGCTGACGATCCAATTGCTAGGGTTTGCTTTGCCATGATTGAAGTCTTTACAGGGTTATTTAGGTACCATCGAAGGTTTGTGAGGTAGAATCTAATGTGCTACTGGTGCTATCGAATCGATTATCGGTGCTACCACTGCCACCTCCACCAGTTACAGTTAATAATACTTGATTAGAATCTAATGGTGAGTTGGATGCTTGAGTTGCAGCACCTACAGGACCAGTAATTCTACAACGATAACGATATCCAGTCATATATGACAGTGCAGTGACTGCATATGTGTCTGTTGTTGCTCCAGTAAGAGCAGCAAATGCAAATCCACCGTCTGTAGACCTATACCATTGATAAGTAACTGGTCCGTCTTCGGGTGTTATTAAACTTGTGACTGTAAATGTTGCAGTTTGATTGGCATTTACAGTTACGTTTTGCGGTTGGTTGGCGAATGACAATGTTGGAACTACACCACCGCCACCTTGATCACCGCCACCGCCTCCACCTTGTTGGACAGGTGAGACAGTGAAGGTTGTGTCAATAACTTCTCTAGTTGTAAATCCCATAATATATGGGAATTTAGTATTATCTACATTATTTTCATCAACAGTAAGAAAATAAGCATAGGTACCATTCTGATATTCAGGTGTAATTGCAAATCTACCATTATGACTGTCTAGATCACCAGTTCCTTCAACATATTCATAGTCCTCCATGAGAGTTCCAGCAGGAGGATTGTCTGTAGTAGACCCATAATCAGGTCTACCAGCTGCCTCAGTGTCTTTGACACCGTATGAAGTCCTCATTGTTCTAACGCCACTCAAATTATTGAATGCAACATCATATCCATAAGGTCCATAGATAGGAAATCCATCAAATGATATACCGATCATCTTAGAATGACCATCAGGGTGACGAATATTGTCTCCATTAAACTGAGTTGACCCATAATAATCGTTGTAACCCGCCATTGCAGAGTTTGCTTTCCAACAATCTAGGAAATGTGGGTCATGGTAATGATATTGACCTGTTTGTTCTGGGTGTCCACCACAAGAATCTTCCCCAGAACTAACAAAAGGTAGATCTCCAGCAGCAACCCAACTAAACCCTGATGGTGGATTAAGTCCAGCACCAGCAGAAGGATTAAAAATAGTTACTCCATTACCTGAAATTCCTATAGCACCTAAAGGTGTCTCAGTTCTTCCATTTCTTTGATCATAATATTCATATGTGCCACTAACAGGAGTAGTTGCCTGTGTATCTACAATAAAATCTAATTGATCATCTGACGATAACCAACACTCACCAGCAATAGAAGTAAATATTGTACCTCTATAAATGAATTTTTGCTTTAACCCATCACTAAAATGGACAAATATATTATCTTCAGTAGATATTTGATTATTAGTAAACAATGTAAGATCGTTTACTGAAATAGTAATTCTTCTAATGTATCCGTCATGTGTATATCCATTATTATCAAATGTGCGAGCAATTCCAAATGTTCCTCCACGGTATAAGAAGTCATGATCGAAGTCCTGTTCAGTTACAGTATTTGGGTTATTATCATTTGGGAACGTGCCAAAGGATACAGGTGCAGGGAGTCCGTTGGACTCCACTGTTATAACCTTAGTGGCATTGTTATAAGATGCTGTGGCTGTCATATCCTTATTTAGATGTCATCGAAGATGAGGTTAGGTGTGAAGTTACTGATTACAGTAGCACCAGTCTGGACACTCAATATTGCAGAGAGTGAGTAAACTGGGGTTGCACCAGCAGCAGTGATAGCGACTCTAAATTCATCTCCATCATCTGCCTGTGCAGCATTATTTGTTAAGTATGTTGCTTGGTTAGCACCAATAATGTTGCTCCATGTCTGTGTGCCATACTCCTTCTTCTGCCACTGATAATTCATTGTCTGACTGTTAGTAACAGTTGAGACGACTGTGAATCCAGCAGTCTGACCTTGGTTAACTGTTACGTTAACTGGATCTTGAGTAATTGCAATTGTGCCAGGATCAACTCCACCGCCACCTTCGCCTCCTGATGGACCTTCGCCTGCGAGGACATCAAATCCACCGTTAATTGCACCGCCTGTAGGAGGTGTAAAGTCATCAGGTACTTCATTATCAATAAGTACGGATGGTGCAGCGTAATTACTACCAGAAGTCTTAACATCAATTCTAGTAATACCCATTAATGCTGTAATACGTGAATCAAATCCAGAGGAAGAGATAACGTCAACATTAGGTCGTGAGGAGTAACCATCGCCAGGATTGGTTATTATGGCATTAGTAATTTGACCAGAAGTTATATTAGCAAGAGCAGCTGCGTTTCTACCCTTAACAGATCCAGTATATTCAAATGTGATTAGTGAGTTAGAAGACTCAATTAGAGCAACTTCACGAGGGAATTCCTCACCGTCAATATCCAATCTGTCACCAGCTTCAATTGGTGGGACAACTGTTGCTGCAATAACGTCTGCGTCAGATCCAATATATGAGAAACCAACAAAGGTTGATCCCGCACGTGGGACTTCAGCGAAGATGATACGTGATCCAACGATCTCATATGCAACTCCTGGTTCCTGAATGATACCGTTAAGTGAAACGATAATGTTATTCTCAGGACGTATAACGTTAGAGGAAACACCTTCAGTCAGTGTCAAGGAGTAGAATAGACCCTGACGCTTAAGGTTGAATGAGGATCTCAATGAGTCAAACTCGAAGGAGATATCATCTAACTGACGTAACTTACCAACGTAGTATCCAATAAACTCAGATCCAATTTCAGGTGGTTCAGAGAATTGTATCTTGTCTGAGAATGCAACGTAAGATTGGTTACCGCCAGGAGGTTGCAAGATTCCATTAACGAATGCTAGTAAGTGACCAGCAGGATCTGGATAGTATGCCTGACCATTAGAGATGGTTAAGTCGAATGTTGATTGAGTGCCATCAAATCCACGGAAGTAACGATCAACTCTACCTTCTAAAGTCTTAGCTTTAGAAACTCCACCACCCCATCCAAAGTCAGACTTAAGTGACATGTTATCAACAAATGTGCCATTAGCATTCTCTATCCATATTGTAGCAGTAATACCTTGTTGCTCTATTGCAACAACCTTACCATAAGACTGATAGTCTGTTGCAGTGTAACCTGATACACCAGCATATATTGTTGGGAAGTTAGATCCCAATTCTATCTTACCAATATGGTTACCTGCTTGTGTTAATTCACTTATAGCAGCACCAACACCAACATCATTTAAGTTAGCAATCCAGAGTTTGTGTGATAGCGGTGGAGTTGCAGTTAAATCTTCAGGTTGATACTTAGTAACTATAGCAGTGAATCCTGGATTCTTTTGAATAGTACCTTGTAGAAGACTTACTTCATCACCAACATTAAATGTATCTGTGATACCAGTATCAATTATTGCTACACCTAGATCTAACTCTAGAGTCTGCACTCCATGTAGATACTGATTCAATTGAATCTGTGTACCAGTAATACCCTTAATCTCTAAAATGTAATCTGTAATACTACCGTAGATTAGATCTCCAATATCCCATTGACCTTGTAAGGTCTCAACATCCATCGTAATTCTACCACCATCATTACCAGTTATGGATCCAGACTTAGATTCATAGTTATCCATATAACCTTCAACTGATCCAACTTTACTGAAGAACCAATCACCTGAAGCAAATGATCCATTCTCAACGTTAATTAAGAATCTATCAGATGGTGCACCAAGTGTATGTTGAGTGCCACTATCAGCACCAGTAATAACGTTAGTGTCAGATATTGTACCAGCTATAGTATGAATCTTAACAATAGATGCACCTGTTTCACTATTTGGTTGAGCAGTTTGTAAAACATAACCAGTGTTTGATGGAGCACCATCAACAGTGACTAATTCACCATTAGTTAGATTGTCATATGTTGGAGGTATTGTTTGACCAGCAACAGATGGATAATGTGTATAGAGTTTATAAATCTTACCTTCGTTTTGCAATACTTGACCAACTTCAGCATTTGCATTTGATGTAAATCCGTAGATAACATCAGCAGGATTGAATCCACCTTGTATTGGTGTCTCAGAAGTATCTGTTGGGTAAGTAGAAGCAGTTCTAGTAACACCTGATCTTCTTACAACCGCAAAGATCTGAGATCCACTATTAGACTTATCTACTTCTAATTTTCTAAATCTACCATCGTGAATATAAGAAGCACCTATTTCAAACCACTCAGATGTAGCAGTTAAACAATAGAAGAATTCTTGTCCAGAAAGACCAGTTAATGAAGTCTCTGATGCTGGAATGTATTGTAATACATCTCCACGACGGAAGAAGTTAGGTTGGTAAATTCTAACTCTATACTCAGCACGATCATAACCTACATTAATTTCTGGAGTTAGACTTACCAATTCTGGATCTGTGTTGTAATCAACACCCATCTCATTCTTAGTAACTCTGTTAAGAGCATCAGTAGATGCGATAAATGTTGCCCTTGCTTCAGTTGGGAATTGTGACATTTCCAATGAGAACTCAAGTGGGTTAAGTGAAGAATCAATTTCAAACTCAGCTGCTTCTTGATTCCACTCTAATCTATCTGATGGGATGTATACATCGTAAGATGCCCATCCTGCTGCATCAGGCTCATATAATATACTCTTACAATACTGACGAAGTTTAGATAAGCAGAATAATAGATGTGTTCTAGTAACGTTGCTATATGCAATGAAGTTGCCTTCACCATCAAACCATGTTTGTGCTAATCTAAATGCTCCAGCATTACCACTAGTTACTAAGTCATAACGGACTCCCTTAACTACATTATTAGCAAAGTCAATAGTAAGATTGGTAGTTGGATATGATGCTTGTGTATCTGCAAATGCTCTAGCAGCAATTGCTTGCTGATTGAATAATATCATATTAGATATCATTTTAGCATTATTTTCTCCAGCACCCAATGCATCAATCATTAGATCGAATACAGTATCAATAGCAGATGTTACGTTGTAACATGTACCTGCCTGATAATTTGCATTAGAGTTGTATGGATATGTTTTAGTTACAGTAGCAAGATGATTACCTTGACCATTTGCTGCTTTAGATATTGTATCAATAATAATCTCTGATAATGTGTCTATACCAGATGCTACTTCACCACATACTTGATTCCAAGTGCCGTTACTTCCAGATCCACCAGCAGCAGTATCATAGGTAATCGTTAGATCCCTTACCATAACTTCTGGAGTATACTTAACAGGCCATATGGTTGGCATTATGTAAGATCTTGTTGCAACGTTAGCAGGAGTTGTTATTGCATCAGTTACAAATTGCATCAAAGTAGAAATTTCTGCCTCAACATTAGATCCCTCATTACCAGTGTAATCAGTGCTAACCCTACGTTGTCTGTAATATTCTAGTTTAGATCTAAATGGATATGCCCAAGATGTAAGTCCCAATACAGGTAATACTTTACCATCAGCATAATCTGTTACACGAGGGTATGTGTGGTTGGTAGCATTACTATCCTGACTACATGTAAATGTTAGTGCGTTACTAACAATAATCACAGCATCATCAGCTCTCAAACTATGACCAGCAACAGTTAGAGTTAACTCACCTGTAATTGGATCATAGTATGCATCTGTAGGTGTTAACTTAGTGCCATCATTAACTACTTCAATACAATTGGATGCAGCACTCACAAAATTGTGCTTATAATTACCACCCTGTATTACACATCCAGAGTTTGCACTTACGAATGTATGTTGATAAGTCTGACCAGCAGGAGATACACCAACATTAACTCGTATCTTACCATTCTGTATTTGTATACCGTCATCGATACAGGATACAAATGTATGTGCACCTAAGAAGGTTGATGGGACACCCTTAAGGACTTGTACCTCAAAGTCATTTCCATTAGCGTCTACATTAGATACTGCTAACCATTCATTACTTGCATGGTCAGTTGCTCTAGGATACAGGTGATCTGTAGCGTAATTGTCAAGATCACATTGGAATGATAATGCATGATCTGAAATCTTAATATAACTATTTGCTTTCCAAACACCATCTGTCTTAGCAGATACAAATGCATGTTGATACTTACCACCAGCAATTACTGCTCCAGGTAACGCACTTGCAAATGTATGATCGTATAGATTGTTAGATGCTGCAATATTTACATTAACTGTAATCTTACCACTTTGTCTGTGTAGAGACTTATTCTTAAATCTTTCAAATGTGTGAGTGTGGTTACCACCAGCAGTAATAGCACCAGATGTAGCAGAAGCAAATCTGTGTGTATGATTACCAGCAACAGTTGATCCCACGTTCACCGTAATTGTAGAATTCTTCTTCTCTAATCCATCAGCAACAGCAGAGACAAATGCGTGTGTATATTCACCACCACCTCGGATTGTACCTCTAATAACAGCACCTGTAACAATAGATGAAATCTGGTGAGTTGAAGTGTTAGAAGAAACTCCTACGTTAACATCAAATGTATTTGTTTGCTTATTAGAGATTACTAACCATTCGCCAGCAGCAGGATCTTGTGCTCTAGGATATGGATGCAGAGATCCATAACTATCCTCATTACACTCGAATACAAATGCACCATTCTTAAGTTGTACCTTATCTCCATTCTCAAATGGGTGACCATTAACAGTTATTGTTAATACGCCTGTACCTGGGACATAAGAAGCTGTGCTTGGGGTAAATGCATTTTCAGATCTTACAAACTGGTGAGTTGTAACGTTACTAGAGATACCAACGTTAACTGTTATAGTGTCAGCAGTAACGGAAATTATAGGACATGCATCATCATAATATGGGTCATCAGCAGTAGCACCACTATTACCATTAGCACGAGGATACTTATGCTCACTACCAAAGTTATCTGCTTGACACTTGAATACTAGTGACTCTTCTTCAATGTATACTGACTCACCAGCATTATAGTTGTGAGCACCAATAGTCATTGTCATGACACCTGTAGTAGGCTCATATGTTGCAGCAGAAACTAGGTAGTTAGCACGAGGTGTAGTGCCAACATTAACATTGAAGTCATTGCCAGATACACCTGAGATTTCTAACCACTTACCTGAAGCAGGATCTGTTGCTCTTGGATAAGAATGATTAGATCCATTATTATCCATGTCACAAGTCATGACCAATGAATCGTCAGCAATTCTTACATGGTCACCATTTGCAAATGGGTTGTTAGCAACTGTTAGTGTTAATATACCAGTAGCAGCATTGTAAGCAGCACCAGTTGCTGAATACTTAGCGTGACCAACCTTCTTAATTTCAAGGGCATGATCGTATGCTCTATCTCTCTTCGCTTTAAGACCATTAGAAGCGAATGATTGGAAACTATGAGTGAATGATCCACCACCTCTGATTGATCCTCTCTTAACAGCACCAACCTTTGCTCTCTTAAATGTATGAGTAGTTACGTTAGTAGAAGGTATACTATCCAATACTTGTACTTGGAATGTATCGGTAGAAACATTCTGAATAGTTAACCATGTGTTACTTGCATAATCACTATGTCTAGGATAAGCATGCTCAGTTGCATGACTATCTTGATTACATGTGAAAATTAATGAGTTATCATTAAACATGATTTGCTCACCATTTATCATTCCATGATTAGCAATGGTAACAGTCATAAGACCAGTAGCACCACTATATGAAATTGCAGTTGGTGTTACACCGACAGCAGGTTTGAATACGTGAGGTGTAACGTTAGAAGAAGTACCAACGTCAAGAGTAATTGTGCTATCACTAACAGAAACGACAGAAACAGCATTAGCGTATGCAGGATCATCTCCTGTTGCACCACCACTACCATTAGGACGTGGATAGAAGTGATCACTACCGTAGGAATCTTGCCCACAAGTAAAGCACATTGATTCACGGTTAATATAAACACTGTGTGCAGTTGTAATACCGTGGTCAGGACCAACAGTAACTACCATTTCACCTGTTCCAGGAGTAAAATCTACATTTTGAGGATCGAAACTCTTAAATTCAGACTTACCAACAAAGATCTTGTATGTGTTAGCATCGATATACTCGATAGGCTTCCACTTACCACTAATAGGATCAGAAGATCTAGGATAAGTCTTGTCTTGTTGACTTCCGTCCATTGTGCAACGCAAGGTTATTGCATTGTCATCAATCTTAACAAGTGATCCTTCATCTAATCCATGAGCATTAGAAGTAATTGTTAAGTAACCTGTCTCTCCAACATATACAGCATTTGTTGGAGTGAAACTATCTTCAGTAGATCTTGGATATGCATGTGTTGATCCATAACTGTCTTGACTACATTCTAAGGTTATACCACCTGTAGCAATCTGAATACTTTGACCAACCTTAAGTGGATGAGTACCAATAGTAACTTCCATCTCACCTGTAGTAGGTGTATAATCTGCATCTGTTGGAGTGTAATTAACAGCAGCAGTTATGCCTACGTTAACATCGAATCCATCTGTAGATACGTTAGAAATTTGTACCCACTTACCACTGATAGGATCTGTGCCTCTTGGGTATGCATGATCACTGGAATTATTATCCATATCACAAGACATGTCCAAAGCATAATCTTCAATTCTAATATAGTCACCATTGGAGAATCCATGCTTACTAACTGTCAATGCCAATACACCTGTAGATGGTGTGTAACTAGCAGCAGTTGGTGTCCATTTTGTTATACCATCATCAACGATTCTAAGTGAATCATTGTATGCAGGATCAGTTGTGCGAGGATATGGATGCAATGAAGATCCACCATCCATTGAGCATGTAAATGTTATACCACCCTCAGCAATCTTAATACTATCATTACCCTTGAATAAGGTAGCAACAGTTATACTCTGAGGTCTAGCAGATACAAATGCGTGAGTTGTAGTGTTAGATGAAGGTATATTGAATAAGACTTGGACATCAAATGTATCTTTAGTTACATTTTTAACTACCATCCACTGCTGACTATATGGGTCAGATGCTCTTGGATAAGCATGATTAGTTTGATCACTATCTTGATCACATGTGAATGTTACGAATCCATCCTCCACCATGATTCTGCTACCATTCTTAAGACCATGATCAGCAACAGTCAATGTCATAATACCTGTAGCAGGAATATATGATGCATTGGTTGGTGTTAATTGTGCAGGAGCAACAAACTTATGAGTGTAGTTACCACCAGTTGCAACTGTTGCTCTTGTAACAGCACCAGTTAGAGCACTCTTAAATGTATGAAGAGTCGTGTTAGTTGATGGAATATTCTCTAGTACTTGGACATCAAATGTATGATCTGTGCAGTTAGAAATAGTGAGCCACTTGTCATATACTGGGTCAGTATTTCTTGGATATGGGTGGTCACTACCATTAGCATCTAATAGACATGTAAAGACTAATGAATTCTGTCCAATCTTGATACTCTCTCCATCCAAGAATCCATGATTAGGTATGGTAAGAGTCATCACACCCGTTGTTGGACTGTAATTAGCACCTGTAGGTGTGTATGTTTGAGTTGATGGTTTAAAGATATGTGTGTAAGTACCACCACCAATTAATGCATTAGCAGAAGCACTCTGGAATACATGAGTTGTAGTGTTAGTAATAGCACCGTCACCAACATCTAATGTAATAGTTCCAGTTTGTCTCTTAAGACCGTTAGATGCGACTGATACAAAGGTATGATCATAAACATCATTAACACCAGATTTACCAACCCAAACAGTGAAACCAGTATTGGTTACATTAGCAATAGGTAACCACTTACCAAATGTAGGATCTGATCTTCTAGGATATGTGTGGTTAGTAGCATTGTTATCCTTAGTGCAAGTAAATGTAATTGCATTCTCATCAAACATCACAAAGTCATTTGCTTTGTAAACTGATCCACCAACGATGCTTGTGCAAACGTGAGTTGTGGTGTTAGAAATAGCACCTTCACCTAAGAAGTTACCAACGTTGATATCGAATGAGTTACTACCAACATTAAATGCCTTCATCCACTTATTACTAGCAGGATCAGATGATCTTGGATATGTGTGGTCAGATGCTTGACTATCTTCATCACAACGGAATGTAAATGCTCCCTCATTAATGAATATCATATCTCCATTCTTAACAGTATGACCATTAAGATCTATTCTTATAGTACCTGTAGCAGGATAGAATGTAGCACCAGTTGGTGACATTCCTGTTGCATTAGTGAAACTATTAGTCATGGTAACTTGCATGTAACCATGAGTAGGATTGTAACTGATACTTGTAGGAGTATGATCTGTCTTACCTACTTCGTAGATAGGAATATTTGTATCATAGAAGTAATCCTTCTTATGTGTAACACAGTTTGCAGCAACATTACTAATTGAATGGACTGTAGTATTTGTAGATGGAATAACATCTAATACTTCAACTACAAATGTATCTTGAGTTACATCATGAATTGGCATCCACTTACCACTTACAGGATCGGTTGATCTTGGATATAAGTGATCAGTTGCATCGTTATCTTTCTTACATGTGAATGTTAAAGAATTATCTGCAATCTTAACATATGAGTAAGGTAAGAATCCATGATTATTAACTGTAAACTTAAGATGACCTATATTAGGATCGTAAGATACTTCAGAAGGTGTTACAGATGTTGTAGCAGATCTTGGATAAGCATGATCACTTGCCTGACCATCCTCATCGCAACGGAATACTAATGAATCATCTGCCAACTTAACACTATCACCAGCATGACGTAAACAATCAGCAGTAGAAGTTGAATAGGTATGATCGTAAATACCACCACTTACTACCTGTGCCTGAGTAATACAATTACCAACAGCACTTGAGAATAAGTGAGTAGAAGTATCACTCTGTGGAGTATTAGTAACAACTTTAACATCAAAGGTGTCAGTAGTTACATTTGATATCTTTAACCATGATCCTGAAGCAGGGTCGGAAGGACGTGGATATGCATGTGTAGTCTGATGATCATCTAATGCACAAGTAAGTAATATTCCATTATCCTGAATCTTAATCATGTCACCATTTTCCATACCATGACCAGAAACAGTAACTGTCATCATACCTGTTGTTGGATTATGACCTATGTTTGTAGGAGTCATCCCTGAATTAGGGATGTAGATGTGTGCACTCTGATCTGTAATAGGTACTGTATTAGCAACTTTAAGAGTTATTGTGATGTCTGTTACAGATTGAATCTCAATTGGTTTATTGTAG